CTGATGTACCATTTAGATTTGTCCCTTGCATGGTATCAGGATTAGCGTATTATCTATCTATGAAATATCAACCAGCATTAATTCAACAAACAAAACTAGTTTACGAGGATGAGTTTGCAAGAGCATTAGCAGAAGATGGTTCTGCATCTAGCACACACATTACTCCTAAAGCATATTATCCGGGGTCATAATGGGAAAAATAAAAGCAGTTAAAGGTTTAGGAAAAGCTTTTTTAAATAGTTTAAAAACCAAAGGAAGTATGGAAACAGATCCTGCTGTTAGACAAGGTATAGCCATGGCAAAAAGAGATATGAAGAAAAAAGGATTTATAGGTTTAAAAGCAAAAAAAATACCTAAAGATTTAAGTTACTTGAAAGGTTATTTAGATTAATGGCAAAGTACGCAACAGGTAAATACGCAAAAGCAATATCAGATAGATCTGGTATGGAGTTTCCATACAAAGAAATGGTTAGAGAATGGAATGGTGCTTTCGTACATGTGTCAGAGTTTGAACCAAAGCAACCACAGTTAGAACCAAAACCTATGAATGGTGATTCTATATCTTTGAGACATGTAAGACCAGGAAGAATAGAACCAGCTGTTGCTGCTATGTTAGGTAATAATCCTTTTTCTACAACTGCAAGTTCACAAACTGTTACAGTAACAGAACCTAATCACGGAAGAACTTCAGGAGATACGGTAAGATTTAGAAACGTTCAAGGTAGCCCTGGAGGTGTAGTTTTTTCAACGTATGAAAATTCTTCAGGTTTTAGTATAACAGTGACTACAACAGATAAATATACATTTACACTAGGGGCAACTCCTAGTATAACAGAAGATTCAGGAGGACCAACTGTGTCTGCAGGACCAGTTACAATAACACCATGATAGAAAAATTAAAAAATTTTGTTTGTAAATTATTTGGCATTAAACGATGTGAATGTAATTCTATAGCAGATGTGCCTGTTTATGAAAACGAAGAAACTGCAAAACAAAAAAAGATAAGATTAAAATATAAAGTTGATACTGATACAATAGGAGAACAGTAATGGCAGGGTTAAGTGCATCAGGATTAAAAACACAAATTAGAAGTTATACAGAAACAGACTCAAATGTTTTATCAGATAGCGTTTTAGAAAATATAATCTTAAATGCACAGTATAGAATATTTAGAGATGTGCCAATTGATGCTGACAGAAAACAACAAACAGGTAATTTAGTTGCTGGACAAGAAACAATTAATGCTCCAGCAGGAGCAGTTTTTATAAGAGGCATACAAGTATATGATTCAACATCAGCTACGACTGGAGCTAATACTTGGTTAGAAAAAAAAGATGTTACATATCTTCAAGAGTATATTTCATCAACAGAGTCAGCTAAAAGAGGACAACCAAAATACTATGCTATGTTTGGTGGTGCTACAGGAGAATCTGATACCACATCTGGTAGAATGATGTTTGCTCCTGTTCCTGATACAACTTATAAATTTAGAGTTCATTTTAATGCAGCTCCTGCATTGTTAGAAAATAATGACACTAATTATATCAGTCTTAATTTTCCAAATGGGCTATTATATTGCTGTTTATCGGAGGCATACGGCTTTTTAAAAGGTCCAATAGATATGTTGACATTATATGAAAATAAATATAAACAAGAGGTACAAAAGTTTGCTAACGAGCAAGTCGGTAGAAGACGAAGAGATGACTACACAGATGGCACTGTTCGAATACCGGTAAACTCAGTAAACCCGTAGGAGATTAATTATGGCAATAACATCGGCAATTTGTAATAGTTTCAAAACTGAAATATTAACAGGAGTGCATAATTTTACTGCATCATCTGGAGACACTTTTAATTTAGCTTTGTACACAAGTTCTGCAACGTTAAATAAATCTACAACTGCATATACAACTTCAGAAGAAGTTTCTGGATCTGGTTATACTGCAAAAGGAAACGCGCTTACGAGTGTAACTCCAGCTTTATCAACAGACACAGCAGTTTGTGATTTTGCTGACACAAGCTTTACATCTGCTTCTTTTACAGCAAGAGGATGTTTAATTTTTAATGATTCAGCAACCGGCGATCCAGCAGTTTGTGCAATCGACTTCGGTGCAGACAAAACTGTAACAAGCGGAACTTTTACAATTCAATTTCCAGCAGCAGACGCATCAAACGCAATCATCAGAATAGCGTAAAGGAGCCAACCTTATGGCTTCTACCTGGGGTAATAACACTTGGGGTGCTAATACATGGCAGTCAGACACTGTTTCAATAAGTGTAACTGGCTTTTCCGTAACATCTTCACCAGGTCAGGCAGACGGTTTTAACCAAGCTGGATGGGGTAGACAAGCTTGGAATAACTCTGGATGGGGCGTTGCATTTTCTCAAGAACTTGGTGGACTTTCTGCAACAACATCTCTTGGAACAGTAGCAGCAACAGAATTATTAGAAGTTTCTTTAACTGGTCAATCATCAACTTCATCATTAGGCGATGCAACAGCTACACCTAACACCATAGTAACTCTTTCTGGACAATCACTAACATCATCAATAGGTTCTGTAGAATCTTTTAATGCTCAAGGTTGGGGTAGAGACACTTGGGGATTTGAAAACTGGGGTGAAAGTGCACTTTCTGTTTCACTAACAGGTTTATCAGTAACAGTTTCTCTTGGTACAGACATAGAAGCATACAACGAAGTAGGTTGGGGTCGTGATGGTTGGGGTGAAGAATTATATGGTCAAGCAAATGACTTCGCAATAATTTTACCAGGCCAGTCGTCCACATCTTCTGTAGGTTCATTATCTCCTGCGGATGTAATGGGTTTAACTGGAATAAGTTCTACAGCTTCTCTTGGAAGTGTTACAGCTATTGGAGATGTAACCGTTATTCCAACAGGACAATCATCTACATCTACAGTTGGAGATTTAAGCCCTGCTGATATTATGGGTTTAACAGGACAATCAGCTACTTCTTCTGTTGGATCAATAGCACCTGCAGATGTTATGGGTGTGACTGGTTTAAGTGCTTCTATATCTTTAGGTAATGAAGAAATAACTACAAATCCTATTATTAATTTAACAGGTTTCTCTACAACATCTTCAGTTGGAGCTTTAGCACCCGCTGATGTAATGGGATTAACCGGTCGATCTGCAACATCCTCTGTTGGATCTTTAGCACCTGAAGATATAATGGGAGTAACAGGATTATCTGCGACATCCTCTGTAGCTGCATTTGGCACTGCTTCAGGGTTTGGAATTCAAGCATATTCAGCCGTTGACACTGGTTCAAATTCATCGTATACAGATGTTGCAACTGGCTCAAATACAAGTTATAGTGACGCTGCATAGGAGATAAAATATGGCATCAACATACACACCTTTAGGTATAGAAATTCAAGCTACCGGTGAAAATGCGGGAACTTGGGGGACAAAAACAAATACTAATTTAGAAATTTTAGAACAAATATCTGGTGGATTTATACAAAAATCTATTGCAGGTAGTGCACAGACAACTGCTTTAGCAGTTACAGATGGTGGAACAGGTGCAGAGCTTGCACACAGAATGATTGAGTTTACAGGTACAATTACAGGTAATCAAATCGTTACAATTCCAAATGATGTTCAAAACCTTTACTTCTTAAAAAATTCAACTTCAGGATCATTCACTGTGCAGTTTAAATATGCTACAGGATCTGGAGATAGTTTTACTTTTTCAGCTACAGATAAAGGAACAAAAATAGTTTTTGCTTCTGGTAATCCAGATACTACAAATCCTAAAATTTTAGAAATCTCAACAGGTTCAGATGTTGTTGATGATACAACACCACAACTAGGTGGAAATCTAGATACTAACTCTTTTAATATTTCATTTGATGATGCTCACGGCATTACAGATGAAAACGGAAACGAACAAATTATATTTCAAACAACTTCATCTGCAGTAAACCAAATAGATGTTACGAACGCAGCGACAGGTAACGCACCTAGCATATCTGCAACTGGAGATGATTCCAATATTGATCTTGCTTTAATTCCAAAAGGAACTGGTGAAACTAAAGTTGGTACGGGAGCTGCAGCAGCTACTGTAACTTCTAGTGGTGCACATGACTTAGTTTTAGATACAAACTCAGGAACAAACTCTAGCTCGATTACAATTACAGACGGTGCAAACGGAGACATTACATTAGCACCAAATGGAACAGGAGTTGTACAGGTTTCAGGTAATTCAACTCAAGCTGGTACTATAAAAATTACAGAAGATACCGATGATGGTACAAATTTCATTGCGTTAAAAGCACCTACACTTGCAAGTGATGTAACTTTAACTTTACCTGCAACAGATGGTAACGCTGATGAATTTTTAAAAACAGATGGATCAGGAGTATTGTCTTTTGGTGCAGTATCAGGCGGAACCTCTTGGCAAGCAGTAAAAACAGCTAACTTTAACGCAGCGGCTGGAGAAGGTTATTTCGTAAATACAACTGGTGGTGCAATAACAGCAACATTACCAGCATCTCCTAGTATTGGAGATACTTTCATATTCAAAGATTATGCACAGACATGGAACAGTAATAACTTTATAATGGACCCTAATGGAAACAAGTTTGAAGGGTTAGATGATGTATTACACTATGCAATGCAAAATAGACAATCAATTGAAATTACTTTTTCAGACAGTACAAAAGGATATGTATTAACTGGATCTGGTAACTCAACAGCAGACGCAAACTCTGGTGGTTTTAACATCTCTGCACCTTACACATCTAATTGGGTTGTTGTAGCTGGTGGCGGTGGTGGTAGAACACCTCTAGTTCCGTTTGGTGGCGGAGGCGGAGGCGCAGGTGGATACAGAGCAGCTTTCGCTAGTGAACCCACTGGTGGTTCTGCTTCAGGAGAACCTGCCATAACTTTAACACCTGGCGCAACTTACACGATTACAGTAGGGGCTGGGGGTAGCAAAAATTCTAACGGTTCAGACAGTTCAATAGCTGGACCAGGAGTCACTACAATCACATCAATTGGTGGTGGTAGAGGTAATTTTAATAATAGTAACACACCTTCATCGGCCGGTGGATCTGGCGGTGGAGGAGTTTCTGCTCAAGAAGGTGGCGGAGGACCTGTCATCCCTGGTGGAGCTGGAACTGCTGGTCAAGGAAATGACGGTGGAAACGGTTCAAGCGGTGGTCAAAGCCGATCAGGAGGATCTGGTGGTGGAGCTACTCAGGCTGGAGGAAACGGAGTTCAAAACGGTCCTGCTAACCCTGGAGGAGACGGTCAAGCTACAGCTATTACAGGTTCTTCAGTAACACTAGCTGGTGGAGGCGGAGGCGGTGGCCAAAGCGGACCGGCAGGTGGAGGCGGCGGAGGTGCCGGCGGAGGCGGTAACGGCTCTACAGGAAATAATGAACCTGCGGGTACAGCAAACACTGGTGGCGGTGGCGGTGCTAGCGCAAACAATGCAGGAGCTGGAGGAAGCGGTATTGTAATTTTAAGAATACCAACAGCAAACTATTCAGGCACAACAACAGGATCACCTACGGTTTCAGTAGTTGGTACTGATACAGTATTACAATTTACAGCTAGCGGTACATACGTAGCATAGGAGATAAAATATGGCACATTTTGCAAAATTAGGAAAAGGAAACATAGTTGAAGAAGTAATTGTTGTTCATAATAATGATGCTCCTACAGAAGAAGCTGGTATAGAATTTATTAAAAAACTGTATCCTAAGGATGGTAGTATTTGGAAAATGACTTCATTCAATACATCTGGCAATCAACATAAATTAGGTGGTACACCTTTTAGAAAAAATTTTGCATCTGTTGGTGGAAGATACGATCAAGCGCTAGATGCTTTTCTTCCAATTAAAAGATATGATAGTTGGCTTTTAAATGAAACTACTTATCAGTGGGAAGCACCGATTGCAAAACCAAG